GATATAACTAAGTTAGACAAAGACAGTAATAGCTATGTTACTATAGAATCAGCAAATGAAGTATATAGTATAATCAATCATAGGCTTGATCAATTAAATCTACAAGTAAGAGCAGTAGAACTTAGTACAGTAAACACAGGCTCTTAACTTAATTAAGGTATCTATTTATGGCACAAGATAAAGAAACAGATGAAATACAAAGTAAAAATGATACTTCTGTAGAAAAAGAGAATGCATTAACAGACTGGGATAATGAGCCTACTGTTGCAGATCTTAAATTAGATTTATCTGACGCTAAACATGAAGTAGATAATCACATACTTAAAGTTGATAGATGGTTAGAAAACTTAAATATTACTGGCAGTGCCAAAATAAATAATGGCAAAAATAGATCAAGCATTGTTCCGCAATTAATTAGAAAACAAGCTGAATGGCGTTATGCTTCATTAAGCGAACCTTTTTTATCTACTTCTGATTTATTTGATGTTGATCCTATTACACACGAAGATAAGCCGGGGGCTTATCAAAACTCCCTTATGCTTAATAATCAATTTAATACAAAAATAGATAAAGTTAGATTTATTGATGATTTTGTAAGAACTGCAGTTGATGAAGGAACAGCAATTGTAAGAGTTGGTTGGGACTTTGAAGATGAAATAGTAGAGGTAGAAGTACCTGATTTTGAATTACAGCCTACGCAAGATCCGCAAATAGTGCAAGTTTTGCAACAGTTATTAGCACAAGTAGAAGCAGATCCTGAAAGCATGAAAGGCTTGCCTCCAGAGCAACAACAAAGAATTCAATTAGCTCAACAAGGACAAGCTACAGTGGCTGTAGAAATTGGATCTCATATAGAAGAACAAACAAATATAATTAGAAACTGCCCAACACTTGAAGTTTGCAATTATAAAAATTTATCTATAGACCCTACTTGTCAAGGAGATCTTAGCAAAGCCTCTTTTGTAATATATAGTTTTGAAAGCTCTTTGTCTCAATTAAAAAAAGACGGTAAGTATGAAAATTTAGATGATATTTTAGTAGAAACAAATAGCGTTTTAAACGAGCCTGATCACCACTCAAATACTACAGACAGTTCTTTTTCTTTTTCAGATGAACCAAGAAAAAAAATAGTAGTACAAGAATACTGGGGACATTGGGACATAGACGGTGATGGTGTAACTACTCCCATTGTTGCTGCATGGGTTGGTGACACAAAAATCCGTATGGAAGTAAACCCTTTTCCTGATCAACAACATCCTTTTGTTGCAGCGCAGTACTTACCTGTACGTAGATCTGTATATGGAGAACCTGACGGACAATTGCTTGAAGATAATCAAAAAATTGTAGGAGCTGTAACTCGTGGTATGATTGATATCATGGGACGTAGTGCTAATGGACAGCAGGGTGTTCGTAAAGATGCTTTAGATATAACTAACAAACGTAAGTTTGATAAAGGCGTGGATTACGAATACAACGGTCAGGTTGACCCTAGACTTGCATTTCATATGCATACATATCCTGAGATTCCTCAGTCAGCTCAATTTATGTTAGCTATGCAAAACAATGAAGCAGAAAGTTTAACAGGTGTTAAAGCTTTTTCTGGACCAGGTGGAATAACAGGTGCAGCACTAGGTGAGAATGTTGGCGGTATTAAATCTGCTATGGATGCAGCATCTAAAAGAGAATTAGGTATTCTTAGAAGATTGGCTTCTACAGTAAAAACAATAGGCCATAAAATTATTAGTATGAATGCTGAATTTCTTTCAGAAGAAGAAGTTGTCAGAGTTACAAACGAAGAGTTTGTTACTATAAGACGAGATGACCTTGGTGGTAAATTTGATTTAAAATTATCAATTAGTACTCCAGAAGCAGATGAAGCAAAAGCAAAAGAGTTAGCATTTATGCTTCAAACAACAGGGCAAACTATGGGGCCGGCTTTTTCACAAATTATTTTAAGTGACATAGCAAAACTTCGGAAAATGCCAGATTTAGCAAAACGAATACAAGAATACCAACCTCAACCAAACCCACAGCAAGAAGAAATGGCTGTACTTGAGATGGAATTATTAAAAGCAAAGATAGCTGTCGAAATGTCTAAAGCTAATGAAAATAATGCAGAAGCTGAATTAGACAGAGCTAAGATGGGTAACATTAATAGTGATACCGATCAAAAAGATCTAGACTTTTTAGAACAAGAGTCTGGTGCGTCCCATGCAAAAAGCAGGGAGCTAGGAAGAGAGAAAGCCACTATGGATTTGGAAGGCAAACTTATTCAAGCTGATCAAAAAAAAGAAATTGATCTTGAAAATGCATTTGCAGCAAATACAAACGCTAACTCTCAATAACATAACCAATCTCATCCCACTAAGGGAGAGGACACATGAAGGAAAATACTATGAGTGATAATTCACTTGAAGAAATAGAACTGTCTATTGAAGAAGCAAAAAAAATGGTGACAAAGGCAAAAAGCCTAAAGAGCCTACTTTCTAATAAAAATTACAAAGCTTTAGTTGATGAAGGATATTTTAAAGAAGAAGCTATTAGGCTTGTTCTTTTAAAGTCCGACCCAAACATGGAAAGCGAAACGGATCAAAAAGCTGTTATACAAGCTATTGATGGTATTGGGTCATTCAGACAATATCTACACACAGTATTACAATATGGTGCTATGGCAGAAAAAGAAATAAGTGCTGCTCAAGAAGCTAGAGAAGAACTTTTAGCTGAGGAGCTGTAATATGTCTGAAGAGATTGAACAAGAAAATACAGAAATAGAAGAGACAGAAGTAAAAGAAACAGAAGTGTCTTCTCTAGATATGTCGGATGAAGAGTTCTTAAATATGGCTTTACCAGAGTATGCTGAAGAAGCATCACCTGATGTGGCTGAAGAAACTTCTAATGATAATGATAACAATGATACTGAAGAGGAATCAGAAGATGTTGATGAAAATAATGAAACAGACGATGACGACAATGCAGAAGTGGTTGATGTCTACGAAGATGAAACTGAAAGCACTGATGACGAAGAAGAAGAAGAAGGAGACGCCGAAGAAGAAGAAGAAAGCAGCTCCGAAGAAACAGAAGAAAACGAAGAAACCAGCGAAGAAGTAGGCGCTAAAGAAACAAAAGAAGTAGACTATAAAAAAGAGTATAACAAGATTATGGCTCCTTTTAAAGCTAACGGCAAAGAGATGCAGTTAGACAATGTAGAGGATGTCATAACTTTAATGTCTATGGGAGCTAACTATAATCAAAAGATGCGGGCAATGAAACCGCACCTTAAAGTTATAAAAATGCTTGACAATAATAACTTACTGGATGAAAGTAAGCTAAGTTACTTAATAGATTTGGATAAAAAAGATCCAGACGCTATTACTAAACTTATCAAGGATAGTGGTATAGACCCACTCAATGTTGATATAGAATCCGATTCTCAATATAAGCCTAACGCTTACAATGTAGATGATAGAGAAGTAGAACTTGATACAGTATTAAGTGAAATACAACATACTAGTAGCTATCAAGAGACAATCGACATCATTAGCAATAAGTGGGACACCGCTAGTAAAAGAATCATTTTAAATGAGCCTCAAGCTATTCGTTCAATCAATGACCACGTTGCCAGCGGCATGTATGGTCAAATTAACGCAGTAGTAGAAAGGGAGAGAGCTTTAGGTAGACTGCAAGGTGTATCTGATTTAGAAGCTTACAAACAAGTAGGTGCTGACTTACATGCTCAAGGAGCGTTTAACACTGTTGAACCAATTCCAGTAGCCACTGTACCTCAACCAAAGCCTGTCAATAAAGTAGAACAAATCAAGCGATCTAAAAGAAGAAAAGCTGCAGGAGGTACTAAAAGCGCTCCGGGAGGAAAAAAGGTAGCAGATTTTAATCCACTATCTTTATCTGACGAAGAGTTTGAAAAGCTTTCTGTAAATGATTTTAACTAAACAGGAGTGACCTAAAATGGCACGTATTTATAATGATCCCGCAGGAGGATCAGAAAGCACAGTTGGAACGCAATTCCGTACCGACCACTACAGAAAACAGGCTCTTATTGAAGCCCGTAAAGAACAGTACTTTGGCCAGTTGGCTAATACTACTGCCATGCCTAAAAACATGGGAAAAACGATTAAAGTTTTTCATTATCTGCCTTTACTTGATGATGCAAACGTCAACGATCAAGGCTTAGATGCTGCTGGTGCAACAACTAACCAAGATTGTACAATCGTTATAACTAGATCTGATGGATCTGCTCCAAGCATGAATCTTGCAACTTCCGTGGGCAATGCTGCTCATCTTGTTGGAACAGGTGTTGATGCTGCAGCTGCTAAAGCTGATGCTATCGTACATGCAAATGCATGGATGGAGCAACTTGCTGTTGCTGGCGGACTTGGTGTTACACTTGTAGGAGCGACCGCTGCACTTAAGTTTGCTGATGGTGTTAATAGCACTGACGGACTAGCTTATGTTAAAGGCTATCGTTTTAAGACTAGTGCTGGCACAACTATTGAAGCCACCGCTAATCTTACTTCACAACCTGCTTATGGTAATCTATATGGTTCATCAAAAGATGTTGGTACAATTACTGCTAAACTTCCTGCTCTTTCTGAGTCAGGTGGGCGCGTTAACCGTGTTGGCTTTAAGCGTATAGAGCTTAGTGGTACTATTGCTAAGTTTGGTTTCTTTGACGAGTACACACAAGAGTCTATGGACTTTGATACAGATGCTGATCTTCAAATGCATATTAACCGTGAAATGGTTAACGGTGCTAATGAGATGACTGAAGATGCTCTTCAGATCGATCTTCTTAACGGTGCTGGTATTGTTCGTTTTGGTGGTGTTGCTACTTCAGCAGCTACAGTTACTGGTGTTGCAGCAACTAAATCACTTGTTACATACAACGATCTTATGCGTCTTGCAGTAGACCTTGATAATAACCGTACTCCTAAGAATACCAAACTTATTACTGGTACTCGTATGGTAGATACTAAAACTATCAATGCTGCTCGTTACATGTATGTAGGTTCTGAACTAGTACCTGCACTTAAAGCAATGGCCGATTCTTTTGGTAATCAAGCTTTCATGTCAGTCGAAAAGTACGCTCAAGCCGGAAACATTGCTAATGGCGAAATTGGATCTATTGATCAATTCCGTATTATTGTTGTTCCTGAAATGATGCGTTACGAAGGTGCTGGTGCTGCTGAAGGCACTAACGCTGGTTATCGTGCTACTGGTGGTAACTATGACGTATACCCAATGCTTGTTGTTGGATCAGATGCGTTTACTACAGTTGGTTTCCAAACTGACGGCAAAACCGTTAAGTTTAAAATCAAACATGCTGCACCAGGTTCAACTGAATCTTATGCATCAGACCCATACGGCGAAACAGGTTTCATGAGTATCAAATGGTACTATGGTAGCTTGATTCTACGTCCAGAGCGTATTGCTCTGATTAAAACTGTTGCCCCTTGGTAATAGTTAATTGACTAAAGAGCCCTCCCCCGTTGGGGGAGGGTTTCTTCCTTAAAACATATAATGAAAGAAAAAATTATGAGTAACATTACAGACCAAACAGCAGAAACAACTGTACCTGCGCAAGACGAGTTAACAGTTCTTAAACAACGTGCAGCCTCATTAGGCATTAAGCATCATCCAACAATTGGATTAGTTAAATTAAGAGAAAAAGTTAACGCAGCCATGTCAGACGCCCCGGTTGTAGAAGAAGAATTGGCTCTTAAAACAGAATCAACTCCCTTAGTAGAAACAAAAATACAAATGCACACAAGATTGCGTAGAGAAGCTACAGCACTTGTTCGTGTTGTTGTTAATTGCATGAACCCACAGAAAAAAGAATGGGAAGGTGAGATATTTACAGTAGGTAACAGCGCAGTTGGCTCAATTAAAAAATATGTGCCATTTAATAACGATGAAGGTTGGCATGTTCCACGCATGATACTAAGTATGATGGAAGAACGTAAATGTCAGATTTTTGTTAATAGCATAAATCATAAAGGCCAAAAAATTAAATCAGCGAAATTAATTAATGAATTTGCTATACAAGAACTTGCACCGTTAACTGGTGTAGAATTAAAAGATTTAGCGACTAAACAAGCATTAAATCATTCTATAGATAGATAGATAAACATAAGGACATAGTCACATGACTGCAATTGTTACAGATAACTTAACTACAGGTGTATTAGACGGTACAGGTGTTTTTGATGAACTAATGGTATCCGTCAAAGCTCATCTAGCTGAAGAGTTTGATAACAATAGAATTACAGGCAGTGACTATGCCAAAGCATATGCAGGAGCATTGGATTCTGTATTACAGCAATCCATTGCTTTTCTGCTGCAAAAAGATGTCGCTGACAAACAAGCAGATTTAATTGCAGCACAAATTATAAAAACAAATAATGAAGCAGCACAGGTCTTAGTTGTATCAACAAAAGTTTCTGGTGTAGACAGTACACTAGTGACTGCTCAAACCAATAAAGAAAATGCTGAAAAGCTATTAACTGATTCACAAGAGTTAAGAGTAGATGCTGAAACAAGTTTGTTAGGGTCTCAGCGTTCTAACGAAATAACACAAAACACTGTGCTTATTAAACAAGCTTTAAAAGTTGCTGGAGAGACTGCATTGTTAAGCGCTAAAGAAAAAACTGAAATAGCACAAACACAAGATAATTATAGTTCACCTAGCAGCACCGCAGTTTCAGGTATTGTTGGAAAACAGAAGTCTCTGTACGCTAAACAAACAGATGGATTTGATAGAGATGCCGAACAGAAAATGGCTAAAATTGCTTCTGATATGTGGACAGTGGCAGCTTCTATTGAAGGAAGTGGATCGTTTACTTGGCCTTCTGGTACTGGCACAAATGAAGCGTTTGACCAAGATGAAGTTGGTAAGATATTGAATAAAGGTAAAACAGGTATCCAAGCCTAGAAACGGAAACTAATGTCCATCTTCCAGAGAGAAGTTATACAGGTCGATGTAGTTGCCAAAAAGCTCTTAGATCCCAGCAATGAAAACTTTCTAGCACAGTCAGTTGTAAAAGCTGTAAAGCTAGGAACTTCTATACCTGCGGCGGTTTTGAGAGCAAGAGGGGCTGGAATTAATAAACAAATAGAAGAATACTACCAGTATGGAACAAAGGCTGATTGGGTAACAAGTCCGGGATCTTTTAATTTCTCTGCTAGTGAAGAGCTTGAAAAAAGTAAGTGGGGAGCTGTTGCTTCTATTTTAGCAACAAAACACAGTGTACCTGTTAATAAAATTAGGTTTGTTAAAGATCAAGTAGAAATAAGATATCCTTCATTACACAGCATAGGTATGCAAGTGTTACAAGACACAGGCGCCCATAACTATAGTATCACATCTAACACTGTATTATATGGGGGTATTCATTATGAGCTTGATAGATTTATACAAGGCCCAAATGACAGCCTTATTACAATTAGACTTAAAGTATCTAACGAAAATGATTTGTATGGTGAAAGTTTATATAGCACAGAGTACGAAACTATATCATATGGGAATATAAGTAGAAGCTCTATTTGGTATCAAGTTCAGTATCAAATTACTGGTACAGATATTTCTACTGTAACACGTTATTACAATTACAAAAATAATACAGCAGGAGCAGGTAACGAATCAACTTTAGATTTAGCCGCTGCTCTTGTGCTTGGCGGGGAATATTACCCAATGGCCGCAATTAGAATTAATAAAGAAATGGTGTCAGATCCTGCAAATGGTTACCCAGCTGCTAGAGCGCTGGAAACTACGGAGCTACTTAAAACCATTAATATTAATTTAAAGGATATGGAAGAAGCGCTAGTACCTCCTGCTAGTAGCCCAACTGATATAAATGATATAGATGACGCTGTTTTATTTTTTGCGGTAAATATGAATTCTTCATTTGATATTGCTTATAGGTACGCTTATGAACAATTTAAAAGGTATCATTACACTATCGATGGAGGATCACAACAAGAATGGCTTACCTGGAATGGACACAGTGATAGAAACACTTTAGAAAGACCAAAAAATGTTATACAAATATCTGCTAACACAGTGCGTTTTGCGTTAGAGTGGCAGTTTTCTACAGTAAAGCTATACAGCTATACTGGTTCTTTTAGTACAGCCGCACAAATTAATTACACAAGAAATCCATTAACTTTAATATCCACACAGTTTCCTTCTAATGTTGAAAACAACGCAGTACCTTTATCGGGAGAAGTGTACAGACAAGTTAAAATAGGTACTGAATTAGAGACTGATCAAAGTGGCGCATATAGAACTGACTATGTGGTTTTTCGTAAAAAGTATAGTGCTACACAATATGTTGAAGTGGTTATTTATGGTTTAACTATATCTTATGACATTGCTCGTTTAGAAGGAACTTACGGCAGAGTAATAAGAAACTTAAATGATATGGCTGATGGAGGTTTAATGTTTCCGATTAGCAGAGACATTGTTAGATTGTTTACAGCAGCTGATCAAAACGCAATATTTAGAGAAACTTTGCATCAGTTTATAATGGCTAAAAAGACAACAAACTTAGCTTGGTATGCAACAACGGCTTTTCAAGTTTTAATTACTATCGTTATTATAGCAGTAGCAATTTATACAGGGCATTTTGAACTTATGTTTACTGAGCTAGAGGCAGCTTTTGCTGCTTCAGTATTAGAAGGAATAGTATATTTAGGCTCTACTTACGTAATTGGAATATTAATAACAATGGGTCTTGAAGTGATAATAGAAATAGTAGGAGCAGAAATAGGTATTATTGTTGCACTGTTGGGTACTGCTTTGGCTTTGTATTACGGAAGAGGAAAAACATCTAGCACATTGTTTAATATAACTGCGCAAGAAATGATGTTTTTTTCAAGTCAGCTAATAGGGGCTACTGTAAATGTTATAGATAAAGACCTTCAAGAATTAAGTAATCAAATTAGAGAAGAGACAATAGAAATAAATAACTTAGAGGAAGACATAAGCAAACTTATGTTATTAGAGAATTACGGCAGTATTGGTCTAGAGCCTTACGAATTTACAAATGAAATTACTAGAACAAGCACAGGATCTATTGAAAAATATATGACTATTGCTACAGGATCAGCTAACATTGGTACAAGCGTATTACAATTATGTAGCTTATCTACAGAAATACTGCTAGATTCACATAAACACTATGATTTACCTAAACCAACAATACTAATATAAGAAGGATTTGAGATATGCCTCTAAGAGAGAAAGTAGACAATTTTTTTGGACTTGGTTTTCCGAGAATAGAAGCAAAAAATTTTGATATGGCAAATACTGCTTCAAATAACGTAACATCAGGGCCATTATCATATAGAAATCCAACACCTTTTGAAAATTTTATGAGCCTTGGTACTATGGGAGCACAAGCAGCAGGAGCTTATGCAGGACTTAAAACACAAGGAACTTTGCAAGCTAATCTTGATTTGTTAACTGAAGAAAAAAAATACTTGTCTCAAGAACAATCGAAAAAAAGTAACTTTGCTATGTTAGGTGGACTAGAAGGCCAACAATTTAGAGACACACAAAACAGTGTAAACCGAGGTTCTCAAACAATTCTAGGTCAGGATACAGCTACAACATTAGACAGGTTTGGTGCAAAGGCATTTGATCCTTCAGCATTAAAAGCTAAATTATAATAGGAAAAAGATTATGGGTTTATTCAGTGATTTCTTACAAAAAGGCAATGCTTTCCAACCGGGAGGAACAGGTTCTATTACGTCTTCTTTAGTTGAGAATACTAATAACCTTAAAAAATCTTTTAATGATTTAGCAAAGACAGGCAATGATATTGTAAGTGACAGAGAAGACGCTGCTACTACAGATATGATAGCACAGATTAATAGCATTAAAGACCCTGAAACATTAGCAGCTGCAAATGAGCAAATAGCTTCAGGTGCTTTTGATAATAATGTAGATAGAGCTA